TGTGGTCGATCCGGTAAATACAGAAGATACGTTTATCGTGGTGGAGCCAATAGCAGTAATAGTAGTTCCCGAGGTGATACCAGCAATATTAGCAGTAACAGGCTGACCAACGAAAAGATCACTTACGCTTGACACATTTGTATATTGATCACTACTAAAAGTGAAAAGAGCTGAAGCAGTTGCTGTAGCTGCAGCACTTATTCCTACAGCTGTTGAATTAACAATACTAGATACTCTTGTCCCAGAAACTATTCCTGTTACATTGGCAGAAACTATCATGCCACCAGTAATCGTTGTCGTGTTAGCTAATCCAGTAATTGTAGTATTTGTACTCATAGTACCAGCGTTAGTGTATGGTCCAGTAAGCGTGGCAGTAAACACTGTGCTATTTGAGAACCTATAAGTAGAACCACTAGCATTTGAATCTGTTAGAATTAGAACATTAGCTGAAGAGTCATTGTGATAAACTGTCGCAGCTGGGGCTTTAAAGAACTTACATGCACTGTTGGTAAAGCTTGCAGCTTCATCTAAGACTAATGTTGTGTTATTAGATACAGTAGCAATATGCCCAGCATAAAGAGTAGTGTTATTGGAATAAGCTATAATGTACTGGCCAGAAGTAAATTGGCTACTGAATACAGTGCTCGTACCTGTTACTGTATTACTACCAGCAGTAAAGGATACTGTTTGAGCAGACACGTTAGAATAAACAGGGAATACTAATTCACCACCTAAGAAGTTAAGCTTCTGATTGTTGGTGATTAAAAATTCAAACCCATCATTAACAACTTCAATAGTTGTATTATTGGCGCTAAACTTAGCAACCTTTACATTATATTTTAACTGTGCGTTTGTTACTGGTGTTAGATTACCACCATTACCATAGTCATATAGCTGACCTTGGATACCACCACTAAAACCACCAAATGGACTATTTGTGGTTCCAACTAGAACATTACCTGTTTCAGCATACCAAAGAATATAACCAGGATCATCAGCTGAGAAATCGATAGAATACACCTTCCCAGTATCTAACTGAATTGGGTGCGAGAAGGTAAAGGTTGTTGCTGTATCAGCAGTAGCACTAGTAGTTATGCTAGAATAAGCTTTATTTACTAAAGAATTTGGATATTTTTTAGCATAAACTGGATATCCTGTCGAAGCAGTATCTGAAATAGAAATACTAACAGTGGGGTTTGTAATGCCAGAAACATTATTAGTGGCATCAGGCTTTGCTGCAAAATATAGATCAACACTGGTCAAATAAACAATAGTTGACCCACCCACTGCGTTTGGGTCTACATAAAATGTTTGTGATTTGATAGTCATTATGAGCCTTTAATATTAATTTGTATCGAACGGATTATAATATTCACCATTATCATATTGATTTGTTCCATTATAAAACTCTAAAGATTGATTTGGTTGTTCAACTGGTGTCGGTGTTTGCTGTGAATAGAAAACAATCAGTACTTGTGCGGTAGATGTCCCATCAGAATTACTTAACGTTCCCACCTTATTTCCAGTTAAACTATTTATGATTGACTGGGCAGAGGCTACAGTAGAAACAGCGCCCCCAAGAATACCAGGCGATGCGCTAATGTATTGATTGTTGGGAGCAGTTGTTGTAATATCATTAGTATAATAATATGTGAACTTTAACTGTCCGCCAGCATCTGTTGTTAATGCTGCACCAACAATACCACCGAGTGGTTGGCAAAAAGCAGAAACATCAATGTTGTTAAAGGTAAAGGTGTGAACTGTGTTTGGTTTTAATCCTGTTGCTGTTAAATCGAATGCCTGATCAGCATTATAATAAACAAGTCTTTGGCTATTACCACGACTAATAAACTGAGTAACAATATTATCTGGAGTATTGTCATATCCCCACAAATATTGCTTGTTGTGTTTGTGCCATTCAGTCACCTGGCTTGCAGCAGTACCAATCTGCTGGCCATTAACCTGTGCTACAGTTAAATTTGTTACTAGGGTAGTGTAAGACATAGGTTTCCTCTATTAAACGGGAATAAAGTTGACAATTTCATTGGCACTTGGTAGATCATTCATTAGATATCCATTAGAAGCAGTTATCAAGGTGAACGAAGATGGTTCGCTCGTCAATGTTCCAACGTAATTGGTCGGTGGTGGCATCCACCCGCATACTGAAGAATTATATTCGATTACTGCGGGGGTCGTGCCACCATTACCGTCAGCATAATATCCATAATAATCAACACCAACGCAGTTAGCGGAAATTAATGTTCCTGCTATTGGGTTGGCGATGACGACGGTGCCACCAGTATTGGATGTTGGTCTTTGTACAATAATTTCGGCAATAGGTGGGGTGGGTTTAAAACCAGTAGTTGCAATACCCTGACTAATTAAAGAAGATTCATTATAAGGCAGAAGAGCTGATTTGCCTGATACAGCGTTAGCAGTTGTATCATTAGCAGTATTGAAAGAGAATTCAATATTCATATTCTTCTTAGGTGGAACAATTTCATTGTTTACCCATGAAGCTGAATACTCAGGATTTGTTATATCGCTATAAGCATTACTTGTGAAGGCATCAGAGAAGAAACCATACTTAAATCTATTTATCGCACCATTGATAGAGGATGGAATACCTAGATTGCTTACGCTTCTTTCTAACTGACTTAATTGTGCACCATATTCAAGAGAAGCAATTCTGTTTTCAAGAGTGGCGATTTGTGCCATAGTATAACCAGAAGGTTGAACCACTGAAATATTAGTATTAGCATTTGTTGGTGTAGCAATAATGTGAGAGGTCAACCGATTAGTAGTCATCCTCTGAACGCTGGCCATCTTAGTGTCAGTTATTAGAGTATAGTTCAAATCTTTTTGAAGTGGAATAGAAGGATATGGTGGGATAACCAATACATTCAAGCTCAAATTATTGTCTGGAGTTGCAGGAGCAACCATACCTGTAGTTGCTGGAGTTCCTTGAATAACTTTAATTACTGCAGTTTTGTCGATAACAATTCTGTCAGCTCTACCCATATAATAGTTTATGTGGGAGGAATAGTGCTCACCATCGATTGGGAACTGATAAGAAGATAGAGAACCAAACTTAGCAGTTGCACTTAATGGTGTAGGATTGATTGTTGATAAGGCAGTATTACCTGCAGTTTGAACAGCTGTATTAGCTACACTAGGGCGGAAATCGACAGTATCTATTAGATCATAATAGTTCCCGCGAGGATCAAACATCTCAGGAATTTCTAAGGTGTTTACTGTGTTGCTAGAACCAGCAGTAACTACAGCATAAGGCTGCGCGTCATCAACCGGATATGAAGACTTGGTGAATAATGCGCCGCCAGTACCAGTGAAGTGGTCAAACTGAACTAGTAACGCATCGCCAGTTGAAAGAACTAAATCAGAATCATTATGCTGATATAGAGAACCAGTATCATAGAAGTCTGGATTTTGTCTATGATCAACATAAAAGTCGTTTGTCACATCAGTCCAAGTTGTGGGAAGAGTGTCAGTATTAGCAACGTTAGCAGTTACCATTGCACCAGATAAGATAATAGAACTGTTAGAAGCCTTATATACCTTCTTCAACCTAAAGATGTCGGGATGACCTAGTGACCAAGGACCAACAGTATTAGCTGCATTATTTGATAAACAAAGAGCAACAGTGGTATTTCTTCTAGCAGTTTTATTTGTTACCGTTTTATTTGTAGCAATAACTGGAGTAATAATAGTAGCATTAGCTGTAGCTACCGAGTTGATAGCAGCACCAAGACTAATTGTTAAAACTGCACCATTAGAATTTAAACTAGCTGAACCACTAGCAAGAGTTACTAGTGCATTTTGAGGATAAAATAGGAATGCTGCTTGTGTAGCATTAGCAACTGCTATATTAGCATCAACTTGGAAAGCTGTAGAATTAATAATATTGGTAATTCTGCGAATCGTGTCACCAGCAGCAGTTGTTGTAATTTTGAGATACTGGCCAGGAATTAATGCTGCAGTTGTATTAGCTATTACAATATTATTGCTTGCAGAAGTTGTGGTTGTAATAACTGCAGCATTAGACTGAACATTAGAAGAATGGAATGTTAGAGTTAGTTTAGCTAGATCAGCATCAGTTAATGTAGCATTAGCAGTGTATGGGAAGGTGTTGCTTCCTGATGTAGTTAGAGTAATTACGCCTGTACCTGTATTGATTACAATACCATTATTAGTGCTAAACACACCACCAGCTGTAAAACTATGGTTGGCAGTATTCTTAGTAGAAATTGCACCACCAGCAAACAATAGAGTTGAAGTTGCAGCATTTTGAACTACAGCAACGTTAGTTAGCGTTGCTGTATTTGATAGTATCACGTCAGCGATAGCTGTTACTGTGTTGCTATAATAAACGCTCTTAGTATCTGCAAAGTTAAAACCAGCAGTCATATTAACGTCAAACATGTACAACTTGCTAGTATATGTTGGGCTTCCGGGAGTACCAGAATTCGGCACAGGAACTAGTGATCTAATTCTTGCTGTACCAATAGAATTACCTGAAGGTAAGGTATTGCCTGTTGGATAATTTGTTGTATTAGAATAATAGTTCTTAGCAGTATCATAAAGAGTTACATAATCGCCTGTGGTGAAGTTGAATACACCACCGATTTCTTTTACATTAATATAATTGCCATAGCTGGTATTGATAGTGACATTGCTGCTACTTACATCAGTACCTTGTCTTACGTTAGCATAGAAATTAGCATATGTCTTTACACGATAACCAGAGATATAGGCTTGACCTGGATCAACAATTAAAGTGAATACATTAGCCTGAGCAAATGCGCCGTTTGCAGTATTGTTTGCAGCTGCTGCTTTAAATTGAACGTCAAAAGGATCTAATACGAAGTCACCATCAGTTTCAGCTGTCCGCGTTGCAATCATATCACCAATAATATTGTATTGGGTTTGCTGATTTTGAAGATAAGGAGAACCAGCGGTAAAGGATGTGATGGGGAAGAATAGAGTATTACCAGCAGCTGCAGCAGTATTGACTACAACTAGATTTGGTGTCAACTTAAGTCTATCAGCACCAGGAGCCTGAGTATTAAACGTTCCTGTAGCATTGTCAAGTAGAGACTGATCAATATTACTATTGATAATTGCTTCTGAAGTATCAAATCCTACTGAAACTGCATCAGGGGTATTTGCATATTTTCTAACGACAACAGTTTGCGGTAGAACATCAAGGAAATACCCCTTTTGATAAATCGTACCAGCAGAAACACTGAAGGCATAACCCATACCAGTAGGAGGAGTGTTGTAATCAAGAATACTAGCGTTTGCAGATACTGACTGAGCATTATTAGCTACTGTTATTTGGGCTTTAAAATTTTGAGCAGTTAATGCTGATATGGGATCAGCGATAATGGATGTTATAGTAGCTGAATTGTTTGCGGTTTTGACTGTGGTATATGGAGCAATAAAATATCCATTACCTGAGGCAGAAGTTATAACTGTGATAATTTTACCAACAGCATCTGTTACGGGAACCCCAGTCGCACCAGATCCGATAACAGAAGCAATAGTTGCTGTTGTAATTAATGTGCCATTACCATAGTTAATAGTAACACTGTTGCCAGAATTGAATGTCCAATTATTAGAAGTTGTTAATGAAGAATTTGCCATATCATTAGCAAAAGGACGAACCTTAACTAATAGAGTATTTGCAATAGCTGTAGCATTAACTTCTGTGATAACAGCACGAGCACCAGATACTGGATCATTTACTGTATTACCAGCAGTAAAAACTGCACTATTTCCTGAGATAGTTAAGGCAGACATAAACACAACTGAGTCTGTATTAGCTAAACCTAAACCAGTGCCACCAGTTGGAACATTTACCTGGAAAATAGAATTATTTGCATCAGTTAAGGTTAGTGAATCTGAGGGCGAGAAAGCAGTAACTGCTCCGGTATTACCAGAGTTAATATAACGAACGAACAGGGTGTTTAGATCTGGAGCCTGAGAAACGAAACCAGAATTAGAGGATAAGATATAAGCTTTGAGGTTTGAAGTTGCTGCAGTAGCATACAATCCAACATAAGCTCCAACGTCGGCTGGTTGGCCATCGTTCTGAACGTTTACAACTTTAACATAAGGATAATTTGATAAATATGTAAAATTACAACCGCTTACAATAGTTCCTTTGCTGAAGATATTATCGCCAAACTTTTCGATCTGATTCTGAAATGTAGTTTGTAGAGTGTTAAGCTCTCTAACCTGAAGGGCAACGCCTGGTTTGAAAAGAACCTGTTGATAGTTCTTTGTTGAATCAAAGTTATCAAAATATGGTGCTACAGATAAGTCGGTTTGAATAGGCATTATTATCCTCTAATTTAATAGGACAGAATTAATTTAACTGTTTCAGAAGTAGTATTAGATCTAGTCACAGCGTCGAAGTTTTCTAAGTACAGCACATCACCACTTTCAGGTATTAAATCCGGTTCGTTCTTTGTATTTATAGTAAAAATAGCACCGCTTGCTAGTCCAGTAAGAGTGTTGGCAGAGTTAATCCGACCGAGTTTAGAGGTTAGATAAACTGTGGTTCCATTTACATTGTTAGAATGGAATCGAGCAGAAGTGTTATATCCAAGAGTTATTTCAGCTTGAGTTAATGCGGTATTCGTTAGAGGAGTATTGGCACCCTGATAAACAATTTCATTTGAAGTGAATGGGATACCAGTATAATATCCATTATATCGATATAATTGCTGGAAGGTTCCAAACCCCTTAGTGATATCGCAAATCTGTATTGCTGTAATCTGAGCATTAGCTGCAGAGGTACTGCCGATAATTGTTCCTACGGTAGAGTTTGTTGATGTAACCCAGCCTGGAGTTGCACGGGTTACTTGTAAAGGAGATATGCTGGTAATTACTGCACTTGCACTATTACTTCCAACAGTCTGGGTAACAGTTTCACCTATTTGAAACACACCATTATTACCAGTCGTAGTAAATGCTACGTTTGCGAATAATGGATTAGCAATCAAACCTACAGTCTGGACATAATTGACCACTGGAATAGTGTTACTCTCATTATTGGCAAAGTTTACGTTAACACCGACATGAGAAGAATATAACTCTGCTGCTACATTCGCGCCATGACCACCCTTTGGTCCGATGATAACCTTGAAGATAGCATCTTCAGTAACATTTACCTGAGAAGAAACATTAACATATGCCCCGGCAGACATAACATTAACAGCACGATCTAATATCTCAACTCGATAAATGCTATTGCCTGTGTTAGCATTTATCAAGGCAATTGCTGCTACTCTGTTGGCAGGAATATTGGCATCAGCAGCTCCATTTTCATCGATATAATCATCCCCAGCACCACGAACAACAATACCAGGAGAAATGGTATATGTTGATGTGCTATCGGGAATAGTGTCTAATTTAGTTCTCAATGTAATGAATGTGCCAGAATTATTAGAAACGTGACCTGTAACTTCTTTATATTGACCAGAACCTGTTCCTTGAGTAATACGGAAAAAACAACCAGTATAAAAATCATTTCTTGTAGAAGCACCAGAATCTAAGGTTACTAATGGAGTATTGATGTTTGAAACACTAGTAGAGGTCAAGTTTCCTGCATAATAGTTGTCATAACCCTTGCCTGTTGAACTTACAATAATGCCATTAGCATTGACCGGAACAATAACATCAACTGCTCCTGAAACAGCATTACTTGTTACGTTAGAGTCAGGAACTACTGGGATATAAAGGTCTGTCGCGAATTTAGCATAAATCGATTGAGAAAATCTATACATGTATTTCCACTGATAACCATCGGCGGTTTCATAATATATATCACTCGCTCCAGTATCACTAAACTGTGGCTCCGATGTAGACTCTATAGCATTATTGTTGTTTAAGCATTTCCAAACATAATAAAAAGAACCTTCAAACGTCCAAACGAAAAACTGCTTAGTTGAAAGGGTAGTATCCCGATCATCATACATGTCGTATACTGTGCCAGAAATCCATTGATAAGAATTAATCATCAAAGAAACGTCTGTGGTCTGGAGCTTTTTACCAAAAATCATATTGTTATATGCATCGAACTGTACAATGCCAGGATTATCATAAAGTGCAGGAACAGTTCCGCCAGTCCAAGGATTACTTGATCCAGCAAAAGCATAATAGAAAGATGTACCAACAGAGCTAATAAAACTCTCGGCATTCATCAATCTATAGTTGTTTGTGACTAGTTGTGTCGTTGTCATGCTTGTATCGGTCCATTGCCTGAATTACTAATGTCTAGTGCGGTTTCAATAGTAGACTTCTTTATAACTTTACCATATAGAGCTGTACCCGCAGTATGGACAACAGCCTTAACCATATCATAGTATTTACTTACATCGATAGACGAGTTAATTTCATATGAGAAAGTTTGGTAATAATCACCATCCTGTATATATTTATCTTCACTTAAAAAGCCTCTGGTAGAGGAATAAAATCCAGCAGCAGTACCTTTAGGACCAATGGTCGATCTAACACTGCCTACGTGTTGTGCATTTGATGTTGACGCAAACTGTAGAATTTCTCCTTCAACATAACCATACCCAGAAGTTATTATAGATAAAGCTGAAACTGTACCGTTAGCAGTAACCACATTGGCAGAAACATTAGCGTTAACACCAGCAAACCCTGATGTTGTATCAATGGTTACGATACTAGCATTAGAAGTTGCGCCACTAGATTTTCCTATAATAGAATCTCCATTAGCAGAAGAAAAGTCTTGAAGAGACTGACGACGAACAGATAACTGAGTGCTGTTTGCTACTTTAATCTTTCCGATAGCAGTAGCATATATTGAGCCATTAACATTAGCTACAGCAGAGGTAGAGTTAGAAGTTAATCCAAAAACATTAGCTGTAGTGACCCAAGCAGAACTTGTGGTATTTACGAAATTGATAACTGTGTTTGTTGGTAATCCTACAATTATGCCTTCATTTTTAACAATAAAGACAGCCGACTGCCCATTAGAAGTAGCAGTATTTGTGTTTAAATAAAGTGCAGTGCTATTGACAACATTGTTAATAACTCTAATACTATTAACACCACCTGTTTTAATAACCAGCTTTTGGCCAGCTGTAAAGGCTGAGGTAAAATCAGGAGTTCCTGTGTTAGCTCTTAATAAATTGCTTTGAGTATTAGCAACATATGTTCCTGTTGGAGTGCTGTTGATTTGGTACACATATTCATTAACAGAGAAAGCGGCAGATGGCGCTGTTAGATTTAACTGCTGTGCTGATGTAGTTGTAACATTTTGCGTTATCACTTCACCGACAATATAAGGTTTAGACACATTTACAATATTGATAATGTGATCTTGTTTATTTTGTGTCGCAATACCCTGCTGATAAATTTCTACGAAAGGAGCAGTATCATAGTCAATACCGCCACCAGTTTTGATGATGTTTTGAATTTCGCCTATTTCTAGAATCTGTAAATTTAAAATATCAACTAATTGTCCCGTCGAAACATTACAAAAAGGATAATTTGGGAACCCATAAGCAGTAGAGTTTAAGGCTAGACTTAGATAAGCAGTATTAGAAACATTATTACCGCCAACCATATCTGTGTAATTGAATACAGTTTCTGTAGAGTTCACTGTACCTATTTCAATGTTAGCGAAATTACCAGTGGAAACAGTTACTAGTTGAGCATTACCTGTAGAGGTATATATTCTGTTGTAACGACTAGTTATACCATCTGATAGATTGATAAGACCCATAGCTGTATTGGTAAAGAGGAAAGCATTAGCTGTTACAGGAGCTAATGTAGCAGTATATGTTAGACCAGTTGGTGTACCAGCAGTAGTAACAATAGCGACATTAGCAGTAGTTTTTAATTTAAATCCAGTCACGTTTGGAGCAACTCCAGTAACAGTATCAATTTTATATTCAGTTCCAGTGGTATAACCAGTAATAGTACCAGTACCACCTAGTGTTCCGGTGATTGTAACACGATCAGAAATAGCAACATTAGCAGCAGTACAAGTAAACCCACCTGTGGTATTAGAAATCGCAACACCAGCAAGAGTAATCGGAACTCTATTAAATGATACTCCAATAAACTTACTTAAAAATGCATTTGCTCCAGATAGTTGAACATTAGCATAAGTGATTACAGCATTAGAAATAAACACATTAGAATAAAGCTTACTGAATCCCCAACCACCATCACCGCCATCAGCAAACCCTGTTAATTTGCCAAGATTATCTACTGTTGGTTCTAATTTAAAATTAACAACACCTGTAGTATCTTCTATTTCGGTAATCCTTGCTGTTGCACCCCTGCCATAATCAGAAGTTAGAGATACAATTTCACCTACTGCTAACTCAGCGCCACCATCAGAAACAAGTAGAGAATTTAAAGATCCTAGCACACTTGGGCAAGGTTTGGACAAATCATTATCAAAGGTTAATAATTCTCCTACTCTAAAATTATTTTCTGAGGTATTGGTTACAAAGAATAAATCAACATACTTGGAGGAAATTCTCTTACGAACAAGACGGTCCACATACCCAGTCGCTTTTGAAGCGAACCCAGTAATCTGTTTACCAACGAATTCTTTATTTCTAGAAGTGTTCGATATTTCCAAATACTGAGGAACTGTCCACACACCATCAGATGGTTTTAAAATATCTGTAGCTGGAAGATATACCTCGATATCTTCTTTGAATACTAACTGAAATAGAAGCTTGAGTGCGCGAAGGCTTCCCTTTGCTCTATAAAGATCAAGAATTTTCTTTACGGTTAATCTTTTTTCAGCAACAGAAGCAAACTGAAGACCTTGTAGGTATGTGTTACTAAAATGAACTAAGAATTCTTCTACAGTAGAATCAATCCTATTATACTCTAATAGATTACGAGCCTGATAGATAGGATTTCCTTCTTGCTCCATCCATTCATAATAAGCTTGAACAAACGCAATTAGAGTCGGACCTGATTCATTATAGAATGCAGGAAACTGACTCTGAATTAGATTCGAAATAGTTTTTTCTGATACACTCATTACTGTCTTACGATCTGTACTGATACCTTGATTTCATCATTGGGAATTTCAAAAATTACATTTTCATTAGTGCTATTATCTTTATTTCTTGGCATTATATAAACTCGGATAGAATCACCGAAGTAGCTTGAAGTATAGAAGTTAGTTATATTGATTGTACCAGTTTCATAATTTACATTACCTACGCCGGTATCTACTACGGTATGATGTAACCCATCGCTTCGTTCTTCAACGATACGAAGATTACCATTACCATCATCTTCAATATTAACAAGCAATCCATTATAAATGAATTTACTAGTTTGAACAGCGTGCTCATCTCTACTTTCGTGATTTGCTACAGCTGGGGGAAGATTAGAAGTAATAGCCATTTTGAAATTTAACTGGTAGTTTTTATTACCCTGCATCGATGGAATTAGCTTCTTCATCACCGTGTAATCAGTTTCATTACTGATGATAGTTGACTGAGCATTATCGATTGCATAAACTAACTTAGAATACAATAGAGTGGACTTGAAGTCTTCAAGATTGTCTCTGCTGTAATTTTGAATAGCAGTGGTTACATATGCAGAAATATCTGCTGGCTGTAACGTTGTCTGATTGACATTATACTTCACATTGGTAGTAACACTTGCATATGTGTATTCTGGTTCAATAAACACAGGAGTAATAGTTAGTGGTGCACGAACCTTTAAGAACTCTGTGTATTCATTGACTTTGTAAGGAGGAACAATATCAAAATTATACAATTTCATAGAAATAATAACTTTACCATATTGAGGAGGAGTTGTAGTCTCACCACCATAAACCGATAAGGCTTGAATTTCAGGATATGTTACTTGTAATAGAGTTTCATAATCCGTAGTTGTAACAGCTCTTTCCTGTGTAGCATAATACCGAGGAGCATTGAAACGAATCGATTCAATATCTTCTGCAATGTCACCACCGGTAGCAGCAGAAACAGTAGTTACAGTAACTGTGCCGCCACCAATAGTGCTATTAGGACTGAAGATTGCAATGCCATTTGGTAGCTGGCCATTCGTCACTAGGTAACTCACAGAAACTACTGAGTTGTCAAGAGGCTTGCGTCCCACAACATTGTCACCAAAAATTATCTGGTATTGACTATTATCAGAACCCTGTAAAAAATACACAGGAGTGGTTTCTTTAATGTCTAAAAGAGTTGTCGATAGTAAATAAGGGATAACATTAGCACCACCATTTTCAATACTCACCACGGTTAATGACTCAGTATCGATGGTAGGGTTAGATAAAATAAACTGCTGGTTGTCAACAGTTGCAGATGGCTTAATTACGAAGGTGTCTGTAACAGGAGTTCCTTCATAAATTTCTACATTACTTGCGTTAAAGACTCCATTTCCAGAAGCCTCAACTACAAGGTTCTGGTTAGTAGAGAATGTATATGTATTTGATCCAGCTTTACCAGTGAACGATGTTCCTGCAGGAATAGTCAATAAAAGAGGATTATTAGGTACACCAGAAATAGCAAGATTTACTTTAGCATAAGAAGAACGGAATGACCTTGGAGTATAGTTAAGCTCGACAGCCTTAAGAACCACTGAGTCACGAAGCTGGGCGGTGTCTAGGAACATCTCAGAGCCTATCATATTCATATAAAATGCATTTTGATATGTGTTATAGGCTAAAAGATCTAGAAGAACATTAAGATTACTAGATTCAAAGTTGTAATCCTTGAACTGATTCTGAGAAGATAAGAAAGTCTTGAGGCTGTTCTTATAATCAGCGAAATCTAGGCTTGTTAGTGAGATACTAGAATTGGCCATTTTTATCTTACTCTATAAAGTAATGTGGTTAATATAATCGGATTACTATTATTTATTATATAAAAGGTAAGAGTTATTGCATAAGCATTCTTTTCTTCATATGGAGTAGCCACCAAGTCGATGATCTTAACTCGAGGTTCATAGTTTTCGATACAGGATCTGATCTCATTCTCTATGCTGGAGGTAGTTACCGAGTTGATAGGCTCAAAGAGGTATTTCTTTAAATTAGAACCAAATGTTGGGTTAAATGGCCTTTCATACTTGTTAGTGAATAATAGATTAATAATAGCCTGTTTGATAGCCTCTTCGTTTTTCTTAGTGACAAGATCGTGAAGTTCTGGATGCACGACGAAGTTCGTGTACATGTCACTAAACAGGTCTGTTTGAGCCTGGATAGCAGTAAACTTCTCTTGTTTAAATGATGCCATTTTTTCTCTTTATGCTGGGGGAACTGCAATATCTTCCGGAGTAATACTACTTATTGCGCTTTGTAAAATCGCCAATTTAGTATCAACACTAGTTAAAAACGCATCTGGGTTAGATGTATCTAGAAGTAATCCATCTAAAGAGATCGTAGTTAAAGTGTTGATAAGATTTTGAGTTTCATTGACCTTATCTAAAATAGGCTTGATTTGAGCAGTAACTGTAGCCTCGATTATCCCTAAAGTTTCTGCCTCTAATGTGATAAGGCAAGCCTTTAAGGTTTCTTCAACATTACTTACTGCATTTATTAATTTAACTACGTTCTTTGACAATTGGATAATTTCAACAGCTTGTGTAATATATGATTGCAACTGTAAAGCAGCATCACCAGCAATCAACTTTCCTAACCACTTTACAATAGATACTGGATCTGGAGAAGGTAACTTTAAAAGAGGAAAAGCTTTTTCTGCTATGCTAATTTGGTCTGCAATTTTATCTTCAATTATTTGTTGAATAGATGAAACATATTCACTTACCAAAAGCTCTAAAGCATTGCAGTCAACAGTGCTTGTGATCTGCAGAACCATATTATCAATTTCTTTAATAGTTTTATCCATAATTTAATTCCTTAAGTTACATCAGTGATAATGCCATTTACAACAGTAACGACCTTATCTAATAAGTGGAAAGATGTTTTAGCTCCAAGTGTAGTTCCAAGAGAACCATCTGTAAATATTCCACCACCCAATACTTGTACACCACCCGGAGCCTTTAGAACAATGCTATTATTGGATGTCAATCTAAGAGTTTTTTCTGCAGTAATGTTGCAATCACCAACTACTGTTATATTGCAGGTACCACCAACAGTAACGTTTTTATTTTGAACAACAATTTCAAAATCATCATCAACAACCTTTGTTACTTTTCGCCCGTCTTCATTAATTTCAACATAAGTTCCTTTTCTATGACGAATTCGAATTCTTTCATGTCCGTCAGTATCATCGACTTCAATAACATGTCCGCGTTCAGTTTGAATTACATGATTGTGTGGATATAGAGCACGATAAGAAGATTTCGGTTCTTCAGGGTATGCTATATCAGGATCTGCTGCAGCAGGAATGGTATTAATGCCTCTAGCAAGAGCAGGAACATCATTACTATTTTGAGTACCATCAGGAAGCTTGGCGTAAGTTCCCCAAATCATTGGTAACTGTTTTTCTTGACCATCTAGATAAAAACCAAACACATGAGACCCAACAAGAAGTCCTGTAGGAGATCTTCCTACACCATTAAGACTTGCTGAAGTAATAGGAATGATTGGTGTTGCCCAGGGCAAATCACTAACAGGAATTGCTGTATCATCCGTTTCATTTACCACTCTTACTCTGATTCTACCGAGTTGTTTTGGATCATCAATGTCGACTACTATGCCGACAAACCAACGCAACCCTTCCTCTCCCATTCGCTTAGTTGTCATTATATATCATCCTCATAAGAGCCTTTAATTAATTCCATAGCAATAGTGTAAGACTTTTCCGTTGGGCTTAAATTTACAACAATGTGTCTTAATTTAGAAATAAGATAATTACCTTCCAACAATCTATCATTTTTTGGTTTCTCAGTTCCTCCGATTGGCGTAGGAACATTGATAGTGATTACATCACCAGCAGTTAATGCTGTGTCACCATTAACATAGATATAAAATAGATTTTGATCTAATTTATTTACATATGAGTGTTTTGCTCCTAAAGAACCACTGATATAATTTTCTGGAAATTCACTAGAATGTGGAACCAATAATGAAACTGCAGAAGTTTTACCGTATTTTTGTTCAAAAGATTCAGAATTAATTGGTTTGGGTTTTTCTGAGGAGAATTTAAATTTGTGCTGCTGTTCTCTATTAATATAATTAGAAACTTCAGTTTTACCAGTTAGAAGGTCAAATCTTTTGACTGACATATTTAAACTACCAGAAGTCATTTTCGTAGTGTTATCTACCAATGAAATATTCTTAAGATTGAGAATATTCCTATATGTCATGTTTCTTATATCACTTTTATTAGCTGTGTCATAAAAGAATATCTTATCATTAATATTCTTTTTCTGATTATCTAAAAGATATTCTACAGTACAAAAGTTAAACCCTCTTTTGTTTTCGAAAAAGACATAAGATGATGATTCATATTTCTTAGAAACTGCCCTGGTTCTGTGTAAATCAATAGCCTGTAAAGGTCTCAAACGACTGACCAAAACATCTTGACTGCCCTTTGTGGGGTCAGCATTAACAATAACATCCTTTTTAGTTTTAAGATATTTTTTACATATTGTTGAAACTATCTCATTAGTTTGTCCCTTTTGTTTTTCACTAATATACTGAGTAGCATTTGTAAAAAACTCTGGACTTATAGCATAAATGACATATGATTTAGATTTACCCTGAGCTTGGGTTGTAGAGGATTCTATAGATTTAACTTGTAATTTATAATTTGCTGATATGTCTTCAAACCCAGGAGTCAAGAACTCGACCTCGATCATTTCTTCACCAATTATAGGAAATGTAGTGGCTATATCATTTGCGTCAATAACAATAAATTCAGCACGAATAACTGGAAATTTAATATCTTCATAAACATTAAACTCTACAACCTGGGTAGAAATATCAATTGCAGGTTTACTGCCGTCTAACTTTGACAGTTTTATACTTTTAACAACTACTGCATCTGATGGTAATGACTGTGCCATTTATACTACGTTGACAAAAGGGTTTTGAGTTCTTTGGTAGCTTGCCCTGAGAATCGGTTATCTAGTAATTGAATCTGTTTCTTTTCATTATTCAATTCATTTTGATAATCATAAGCAGTTATAGCTTCCCAATAAACTAATTCATTTGCAGGAATATTTTGTTTTAAAGTAGTAACTGAAGAAACAGTACCAGAAGCTCCAGAAACTAATCCAGTTATTTCCCCGGTTACTGCAGTACCATATACATGTTGAACGACTAAAACGTTTTCAGATGCTGTTACTACACTAGCAAACGTAGTGTTACCTTGAGAAACTAATTCCCCTACAGCAAATGAAGCATCAATTATAGTTTCTGGAGTATAGTCAACAACAATAGGAGATGTATCCTCTGCGATCAAATTATAATTATCTTCACTCAATAAATTGAAAGAAGCATTGTCAATAGTTAGATATTGAATATTATTGGTTGTTACAATCAAATCTTCTTGTTTACGAACGTAAGACATAATACTGTTATTTTGATTGACTTCTGGTGCCCAATATTTCTTCTGACCAACAGTAAGAGCAGTATAAGCTGCGCTAGTTATTCTTGACTGGTCAGAACTCCAGTTTGTTCTGAAAAATAATATAGTGCTTTGAGCATTAATAATGCTTCCATATTTTTTTATAATTAATACATTTAAATCATCAGATGATATTGGAAAATCATAATAAGGATCAATGATAGAATTAGATAATCCGACCAACCAAAAGTAATCTGAATTGCTGTAATAATTATATGCTAGATTATCGGGTCTTTCGCCTTCTAAAATAGTGTATGGATAATATGCCTGACGAGTGTTTAATGCCAACTTAGACATCTTAACACGTGCTAACAAATTGACAGCAGGAGTGCCATCATAATTTATTAAAGGAAACTTTTTAAAGAACTGAGTCATTTATTGTATCCGTATTTTAATTATTAAAAGCCTCGTCAGGGTAATTCTGTTTATTAGCATTTGGAGGAACAGCTGTTGGTGGAACCGGTGGAACCGGTGGTTTACCAGCAGCTTTAGCTTTAGCTGCATCTGCTGCAGCTATTTTTGCTTTCTCAGCAGCTGCAGCATCTGCATTTTGCTGAGCGGTTTTTGCGATATTTGCGGGATTAAAGGTATCAGCAATAACCCCCAACTTGTCTGTTATTCCAGTAGTCACCCTTGAATTGACATCGCGCACATCACCCCTTTGAGATTGTCTTGTACCACCATAAGAATCGCCTAGCTGGTATTCTATTTCTGATAAATTAATAGTCATTGATATAAACACCGGAGCATTTGTTTTTGCATAAAAAGAAGGAGCTTCACCCTGTGGTGAATATCTAACAAGAATATCTTTAATAGCGCAATTTTTAAAATCTGTGATATATCCAGATTTATTTGGATCACTATTAAGAGAATATTCTGGTTTAACAATTAAAGGATAATTAAATAT